TTAGTCTTGGTAAGGCGTATTGTGTGTCGTTTTGTAACGACTCATATAATATATAGGCATTATCCGATTTTGTCAACCCCTTCCTGCTGAACCAGTTCGTAATCTGTCCCCTGATCTGTCTCGATCAACCAGGACTGGAAGGCATCATAAACGACTCGGAATGCCTCAGGAGCACCCTTGCCTTCTGTGAACTGACCCAACATGCCTTGACATGCACCGCTGGATGTGTAGTCATGACAGAATTCATATACTTTTCTATCAATCTGACACCCATGCATGACAAGGGCGGCTAAACAAAAGCGCCTATCATCTAGGCGCTCAGGATTGTATCTCCAATCTTCAATCATAGTGATACACAACGTAGTTCTTTTTTACAGGTGGGAGAGATACTCATTCGTGAGCAGAGATAAATGTAAAACTCTGCCTTGATTCTAGTGAGATTATTGTAGTGTTTCAATCTGATCCATCTACCATTCAAATTAAATTCTAATGCGTATCTCTCCATTGATCTGCGTTCAACACAGATTTATTTAGTTTACCAGATGCCAGGGATAACCTGTCCTGTCAGTGCGTATGCACCGAGTGCTGCGATGACTCCGAGCATTGCTGCCCATCCATTGATGCGTTCTGCTTTTTCGTTCATTGTTCTTGTAGATAGTTGAGTACGGTTTGTGGAGATGAAACAGAGTAGGGATCTGCGGGGCAGAGACCTACCTTACCAGGTTCTTCAAAGATCCTTTCAATCTCACCATTATTTACTACCATAGCATATCGCCATGATCGATATCCAAATCCAAAGTTTGCTTTGTTCACTGCCATTCCCATGGCGCTAGTGAATTCACATGCTCCGTCTGGAATTGGTTTTACATTTTGAACTTTGACTTGACTGAACCATTGGTTCATTACAAAGGAATCGTTAACAGAAATACAGTAGACTTCATTAACATACTTCATGAACTCAGGATAAAGTTCATCGTATGCAGGTAGTTGTCTTGTAGTACAAGTGGGTGTGAATGCACCAGGTAGTGAGAATACTACACTACGCTTACGATCAAACAAATGATGGGTATCAATGTCTACCCAGGTGTCACCCTTACTGTATTTGAAAGTTACCTCAGGTAGGAACATCGTTAGTCTCCTCAGTAACTTCCCAAGAACCACCTACACCACCGTCCATGTTGACAACAATGTCTGGTGTCTTTGAATGATGTGGTTCGTGAGGTCTGTCCATAGGTTGAGACTTAGTGTCGTCATTCCTGGATAGGTTCTTGATCACAATGAAGGCATCCTTATTGAACTTGCGAGTACCATAAGGTGTTGCCCACTTCTTATTGTAGTTTTCACCTTGGTGGATGCCAGAGACAACAGTGCCTCCAACTTCAACCACGATGTTGTCATGCCTCACGTCCCATCCGAGAGCAGCAACTGTCTCGATCAGGGACTCTTCTGTATAAGTTTGTTGCATTAGAAACCAAAGATACCAAAGAAAAATACACTACCACTAGTAGCGTAGGAAATAACAGCAGCAACAAATCCAAGCATAGCAGTACGTCCATTCAGTTTTTCTGCACGTTCGGCATAGGTTTCGTAACCATAGCGTTCTGCTTCGGTTGGGTCAATATACATACGGGGTTCAGTTGCCCACATGTTTTGCTGGCCACGGTCGTTAGAAGTAACAGTCATGAGTTGTAAAGTTATGTAACAGGTCCTACTATATAGGATTTGTTAAGATTTGTCAACCAAACGAGATCATGTCTTGACCAGGAGTGTTGATTTCAATGTTGCCTGCTGCTGCCACGGTGTCACTCAGATCAAAATTAATATAATCTGATGTACTGAGTCCTAGATCCTGAGTGAAGGCACTTGTAGCGCCTCCTGGAATCCTCTCAGTGATAGTTTGGAGACCTTGATAGTGTCGCCATACCTCACTAAGATTGTTGCGATCAAATGTAGGATCGTCAATTGCTGCTTTCAAAGCAGATCGCAGTGCATCTACTGCGTTGTCAAATTCATTACGAACGTTTGTCATTAGTCAGTGTCCTTTGGTGATTTTACATTGTCTCGCACATAGCAGGGAACTCCTGCTGGATCCAACCACTTAGTGTATTCAAAGTCATCCATCGCTGTGCTCATCTGCATAGCATTGTCACAGAGATACATGTCCTGGTACCTTCCAGTACGGGCATCAGTCTTTTGAATACGAAAGTCGGGAGTACCGTTATCGAGAACACCTGTCTCGACATAGCGGTAGGGAAAGCGTTCTAGGAGAACAATCGGTGTCATGTACTGGTGAGATAACCTAGGCATATGATAGCACGTTATAGGAAATGATACCACCCTGTCGCGATCAGTTTCTCTGATGTGTCTGATTTGCGACCCCTATGGGTGTAGGTCCAATCGCTAGGCCAGATGACAGTCAAACCTTTTTCAGCAGGAACATATAGATCTTGATGAAACCATTCGGTACCACCATCGGGCACATCATTTAAGAACGTCATCCAAACGAGGTGTCTATAAGTATTAGATCTACTCGATGACTGTCTTTCACAGTGCCACATGTGGTAACCACCACCTGGTTTATAGTATTGAAGATTGAAGAACTCTTCCATCTTCCAGATATTTGTCTTAGAACAAAGAGGGAAGTGATCGACATAGTTATTCACTACACGGTTCACTTCCCCAGTGAGATCACGAACTCTGCTATCAGTGATCCCAATAAAGACAGGGTTGTCCATGGAATCTTTGATAGCAGTGTTTACCATGCCACCACCATTATCATCAATCGTTTCCCCAGGCCATTTCTCAAAGATAGTTTGAGTATGATAAAAGTCAACGATGCCATCAACAACGCTCTCGTCAATCTTCTCTGTGTAGATAAAATCGGTACGAGGATTCGCTATTCGGCCATCATACAGTATAGGTTCTGGGTTAAGTTTCATTTAGACAAGTACATTATCTGCTATAAGGTGGTCAATAAGGTAGGCATAATCTTCTTCAACATCTGAACCAAAGAACCTGACTCCTTTATTTTCATAAAAGCGACAGACCTGTGAGAACAGATGAGGATACTGGATTTCCAAGGAGATGTCTCCGTTGGCAGCATCGCGAAGGATTTGCAAAGAGTTTGCAAATCTAGATTGGATCGTCATGATCGTCTCTCTCCTACTTATTCTACTGTGTTCGGGGGGCGTAACCCCGACGATTCAGGCTGGACTCGAACCAGCGACCGACTGCTTAGAAGGCAGTTGCTCTATCCAACTGAGCTACTGAACCATGTTACCGCCAAGCGGGTCCCTGGATCCATCCTACAAGGGATAGACGGGTGCCTGAGGTCACAGGAGCAACCATGTGTGGGTCATCCGAATGGAAGAACACCATGTATGCTGACTTCAATGGGACTGCCTGATTGATTAGATGGAACTCACCACCTTCAAAGTTATCATTCAGTAGGAGAGTGAATGATATCTTACGAATCTTCTGATCATTCCTCTTAAAGGGATGCCATTCAGATTCATCTTGGTGCCAATCATAACGATGACCTTCACTATACTTTGTCACCTGCAAGGGTTCAACAAAGTCTAGATCAAAAAACCAATTCGCTGCTTCATTCACACGAGTAGCATAAGACATGATGATATCATAGAGTGTTTGAGAATCAATGAAGGCGACTTCACATTCTCTAACGTTCTCTATTTCTGTTGTCTTAAAGTTCTTGTGTTCTGAAACTATTTGATTGATCTGTTCAAACTCATCATCAGTCAGTTCGACAGTGACATAACGATCACGGTAGTTCATAAATGGATTTAATTCTTTCGTTAACTGCATATGCTGACATGTCAGCACCCTGCTCCACATGTTCATGGAGTTCGTCAATCAGAAGTTCTAACATGTAGAAGTCTTCTGAATCAAGATAGTCATCCATGGTTTGCTCTAAGTCCAGAACTCTATTAATATATAGCAGGATGACTGCGATGTCAACCGCCTTGTTGCAGTTGGATGCGTGGCACAACCGCGTGTGGTGTCATCTCCTTACCCATAATGTTGAAAGAAATGATAGTGCGAGACACATCAGTGAAGTTAGGTTCCTGCATGTGTGGTAAGTATGATGGAAAGAACACACAGTCACCTTCATTTACATCAGGCATGTAGTCCACCACCTCACCGTTGATGTAGTTGTGGAAGGGTGCGAAGAATGTAGTTGCCTTATGGATCTCAGGTTTGAAATCAACATACAATACAGCAGTGATTCCCACAGGTCCATGGTTATGTACCCCATGAAACATACCATTCTTGGTAGTCTGATGCCACATTGCTACAATCTTTCTGATGTCCAGAGGGTAATCAATCTGCATCTCATCTAGAATTGGATCTAAACAGTCTAATACATCCCAATAATACTTGGGCATGATCTTCTTACCAACTAACTCATGATAATCTGTGTCCATCTCATGTAGATTGAGACGACCACCAGTGATATGTGCCTGAGGACTGTTCTCATTACACTTATCTAGTAAGATAGGTTTCCACTTGTCCCAGTCAGGAACTTTGAAAGATTCAATTGGAATTGTAAACATTTTTGATAAACCATTCAGCATCTACAACCGCAAGGGGTTTCTTTCCATTCTTTTTCATGAATAGAATTGGTGTGTTATCACCAGAGTTTGCACACGCTTGATCGTATGCATCATATACATTGAGTTTTTCGACATTCTTACATTCAATACTGAATGGAAACTTCTGTCTGGCATCTCTCGCCATCATAATATCTTCACCACCAGCACCCATACTACGAGACTCAATATCTTCTGGGTGAATATCTCTATGCTCGATGAGCATGTCTCTCACCCACTGCTGGAACCTACGTCCCTTTGCTTTCGCGCTCTGTGGCCTCATAATGTTTCTTGTACTTAAAGTATACTTTGTAGTAGCGGTTACACGCTTCTCTTATATACTTATAATCCTCAGAGTCAGTCCCATCTGGGGGAAGAGCACTGAGGATTGCACAACACCCCTCCATCTCTGAGATCAATCTAAGATATACGGTGGGGTGTAAGTTATCGGAATCTATATTCCACTGGTGTTTAATCGGCATAACCATCATCGTCATCACCAAGACGATACCCAATCTGTGGTTCTGATGATTGCACTGTGTATCGTTGGGGATCTTCCTTGATGGCATCTTCTAGACTGATTGCTAGAAGTTTGAGGTTATGAGCGATTGCTTTTACCTTATCGTAATTCATTCAGTCTCCTCCTGCTTTGGTTTGTTGAATCCAAATGGTCCTACACCATGGTCTGCTCTCTCTTTCATGACTGCACCACTCAGTGCTTCCATGACTTTGAGTACATCCTCAGACTTGGTAGGTCCTGGTCCCATACGTTCAATGACATAGTTGTACTTGTCAAAGAACTCATCGGATACACATTTGTAATCTTCTACTGTGATTCGTGTGTCCTTCATTCGTCATCATCCGTGTTAATAAAACGTTGTACCTCTGCCCAGTCTTTCTCAAACTGGGTAAGTCCTTCGCGAGTAAGGACATGATCATACATCTTCCAGAATACCGTGGGTGGCATCGTAACTACATTAGCACCATACAGGAAGCAACGGGAGACATGATGCACATCTCTTAATGATGCAGCCAGTATCTGTGTGTCAATGCGATGAGTAGCATACACACCAGCAATCGCACGTACAAGTTCCACTCCACTCACACTGTTGTCGTTACATCTTCCTACAAAGGGTGACACATACTTAGCACCTGCCTTAGCAGCAAGGATTGCCTGTGCCGTAGAGAAGATAAGGGTTACATTTACATCAATTTCATTATCAGAAAGAGTCTTACATGCTTTGAGACCTTCTACATTGCAAGGAACTTTGATTGTAATGTTTGGATTGATCTGAATATAAGCATCTGCCATCACTAGCATCTCTTCTGCTGTTGATCCAGATACTTCTGCTGAGATAGATGATGTCCAGGGGAACATATCTGAGATCTCTTCTAATACTTCTTCGGGATCTCGCCCTGCTCTGAGCATCAACGTAGGGTTAGTAGTCACACCATCGATAAGACCAGTCTCTACTGCTCTCTCGATTTCGTTAGCATCACTACTATCCAAAAAGATTTTCATCATAACCTTAATAATTGTAAGAAAAAAGGACCCATGTGGGTCCTGGTATTCAATTCGTTCAAGCAGTTTTGGTGTCAGGTACAACCTTACGGTTGACTCTGGTACCGCGATACATGAGATCAAATCTTTGCTTAGCAGTTTGCTCAGCAATGACCTTCTCTTTGTACTGCTCGGTGTCGTATGCGACACCACGGTAAGTGACTTGTGCCATGGATTTACTCCTGAAAGTGAGGTGGTTAGACCCCGTTCCTTCAATCGTATGCGTCCCATGGGTAGCAATCAGGCGTTGATTCCTTCATGACCTCAATCAATTCCACCTTATACTCAGGAGGAATGTTCTCATTTGTTCTCATCCGAAACATAATTGCATCGGCCTGAGCGCAAGTGAGTGATGTATAGAATAATAGTTCTATCATGGGAT